TTGATACAAAGACGACTTGTCTTCATGGTCACCAGGAAGGAAACCAATCTCCCGTGTCGAAACAAGAGAACGAACCACATACACTTTATCGTAAGGAGTGTACTGATCAAGCACGTCTCTCAATGCAAGGTACAATGCAACGAACGTCTTACCCGTTCCAGCTGCACCGTATGCAAAAATATTCTTACCCTCTTTGTATGAATCAAAGAGAACTTTCTGATTGTCCGTGATCGGTTCAATTTTTGTCAACAGATCAGTGTTGATCGGTTTCTTTCTCTTCATTTGTTTCGCGGTCATTCCGACGCCGATAGGTGAGTTTCCTTTTCTTGCCATTAGTGATTGATTTTGGTAACGCGGGCTCCTGGTGCTTTGGATGCTTTATGAAGTACATCATTCCATCCTGGGTTTCTAGCGATGAGTTTGTCTCGCCATTCACCTATCTCTGCACATCCAGGTGCGGTTGTGGGATCCGACCAGTCTCTCTGCCAGTCTGGATTATCTTTACACCAATCATCCCATTCATGAACACTCAGTGAGATTGATTTTTGTTCACCAGTCTCTTTATTAATTACAGGGTATGTTGCCATGTCTTGGATCTTACGTAGTTTTATTTAGACCCACTCAAGGGCTTCGGAGACAGTAGGGAACTGTTCGATGAATACTTTCTTAGCATTCTCCGCAACTTGCATGTGTTCCTTCTGAGTTCCGTGTGCAGAACGCAGAGTGATGTAATGAATCCAAGAACGGCAAGAACCCGTCATGTAGATTCTGGTGGGCGTGCAGAGAGGCAAAACATTACGAGCACACTCCTTTGCAACACCTCGTTTCAACATCTGTTGGTACAGAGCCATAGAGGAGTCAAACAGAGTCTGCATCTGTTTCTCTAGAATCTGAACCTCAAAGGGATCCAGATCATCAATACTGTTCTGACGATTCTTCTCATCCTGACGACGCAGTTCAGGCAGAGGAATCTGATTACCAAGTAGAGAAGAGTCTGCATACCGTTGCGAAAACTCTTGATATGTAAATGAGCGGTGGCGCAAAATTTGGGCCGCGATAGCTCTTGTGGTCTCGATCTCCAGAGTCATCGTGGACTGTTCAAACACAGACCAATGATTATGTTTGATGCAATACTTCAACAGTCCTGCATACTTTTCATTGTCCTGATTGGCAGGATTACTCACACGAGCAATGTACGCCATCGTTTGTTCAGCGTCAGGAGTGACACTTACAAGTTTCACATTAGTCGGGGTAGCCATCATCATCCTCAAAAATTTCGTCGTAGTCAGTAATGTGTGGTGCGATCTCTTCGTATTTGTATGAAGTCACATCAGAGTAAACCTCAGACTTCAAACATTCTACCAGAGATTCCAGATTACGGACGATCAGTTTCAGTTTCTCCTTGTCCATCGTTGTCTCCATAATTATTCAAAAGTTCAGAAATAATTTTTTCACTCCCATTGATACTCTGAATCTCATAGAAGTTTGTTTTCATGTACTTCTTGAGTTTCTTGTATTCTTTGGTGAGTTTATTCACCTCATCCATGTTGAGGCGAATACCCTTCTTCTTTTCATTACCATCAAAACCAAAACCAATACTCATCGTTCCCTCTTCTTCTTAGCTTCAGGTTTAGGTAAGTTCCACAGTTTAGGATTGATAGTTCCAGGACCAAAGTCAATGGAGATTACAGTGTTTGGTCCAAACTTATCATAGTACATATCAAACAACCTAGAACGTTTTGCTGTTCGTACCAAGTCTCTTCGGATGTCTCCGTCAGGACTACGGTAGGTAATCAGATATGCATCAGTTGGATTTGATGGGTTAGTGGCGTCCATCTCATTACAATTTTCAACAAGAAGTTCTGTGGAGTAAATTGTTTTGTGGTCCTTCTTATCCGAAGGAGTCCAGTAATTTTCCTGCATTACTTCTTCTGTTGTTTGGACTTTTTGAGTCATGTTCAACCTCCTCGGTTACCCCATTCAATGTCTGGGAATGCTTCTTCTACAACTGGTCGTGTGAGTTTATATTTTTCGGTCAGATTCTTGTCCTTCACCATACAAACAATATCGGCTTCATCTGGATGAAGTCCTTCAAGAAGTTGGAGGAACAGTTGTTCTCTCTTGACTGGACGAAGGAAATCATTACCACCTTTCACAAAGTTGTAAAGAACTTTCCACTCATGTGCAAGGTAGGTGTGTTCAGTGCCTGCAGGTGCCTCATTCTTATTGTAAGGAACTTCCCCTTCAGGCAGAACAGATACAACAGTATCATCAAAGTTCCAAATCAGAATAGCCTTGAGATGCAAGGACTCATTCTCCTTCAGAACTTGAATCTTTTTAGCTTTAGTTCTCTGTTTGGAAACCTTTGCAAGGACCTCACTCAACAGAGGATTACTTGGGAGTCTCGATTCACCAAGTTCAGGATGTGTGTCAGTCATGGGCATAATTAATCTTCTTCGTAGTCGTCATCTAGATCGGAATAAAGAAAGTCGGAGTTCTCAACACGGAAAGTGATGATCTCATCTGGGATTACATTACCTTGTTCATCAAACATCTCAGGATGTAATGGAAGTGGGGCAGTTTTTTGGATGTGATCTTTATACAACCATCCAATTATACCACCAACAGCAAGGAAAAGCACGGAAATGAGTGTGCTCAAAGTTAAGGTGAGTGCTAACATTTTTATTTCTCCCAGATTAAGTTTGGTCTCTTTTGGTGTCGGGGGATCCTCCTTCCTTAACATTAGTTCAACACCTTTATTTATTCTTAGCTTTGGGGCGTCTTCCTCGTCTACGGGTCTTCTCGTAATTCCAGGCATCTTCAAGAATTTTATACAAATAATTTCTAATCTTTCTTGCCTCTGGTTTAGGAATGTAACCATAGGCTTCGCGGAGTTGTTTATGGAGGTTATCACTCCCACCCTCTAAGTACAAATCTAAATCATCAACCATGAATGACAGATTTGCAGCTGTCGAACTTTCTATGAATCGTTTGATTTCAGGTCCAGTGATCTTCGCAGACCGAAGATAATGGTCGAAGTCAAAAACATACTTTCTCTTTGTGAAAACGTAATCGATAGCGGATTCTACAACTGCGTCTAAATCTTCCATTAGATTAGATTTTTCTCCCTGAGAAACGATACGGTGTCCATACACCCTCCAATTGATTTATCATCAACGATAATTTGAGGGAACGTAGAGCCTTTACCAAACTTAGAGTAAAACTCTTCTGGGGTAAAGTCAACCCCCAGTTTGTTGACCACATGTTTCTGTTCCGCAAGTTGCAGAACCTGACTTACTTTAGTGCAATATGGACATCCGTCCTTCGAATAAACAGTAAATTTCATTCTTCTTTCCTAGATTTTTCGTACTTGTATTTACACGCTTGTCTTGCCCATGCACTAGCAAGACTATTGACTTCTGCACAAGGAGTATCGTCTCTCCCGCAGTATGGACAACTCATATGACTTCGATGTGTGATAGAAAGGACTTGCTGTTCCACCAGATGAGTTGAGCTGACTCCCAATCATCGACGGTGACTTCATCTCCAGTCTTTGAGATGACTTTGTATTTGTGACGATCATATGGATCATCAGATGTCTGAGTGAAATACTGAGGATCACTTGGTTTAATCAGGTCGTAACTCATAATTTGTTTGCAACTTTGTCAGTAACTGCATCAACAACTTGATTCATAAGATTGATGTCAATGTTCATAAACGGTGGGATAACTCCAATGGCTCTGAGAAATCCATCAGTAAATGCAGCAAGGAATAAAATTCCAAGAGTCATACTAATCAAAGAGGCATTGCGGTTGTGTTTCCGCATTGCCTCTTCAATCGCATCTTTAATTAGGTTATCAACCTCCTGTTTAGTATAACAATGTGGAGGTTGAATCTGTTCAAATCGATGAGCCATTAATCATCTCCATCGCATCTTGAAGTTCTTTTGAGTGGTGTAGTTCATCATTCAAGATCTCAAGGATCCTTTCATCTGGTCCATTCATTGCAAGATACTTTGCATAAGTAACCGCAGCATGAACTTCTATTTCGTAGGAGAGGTGGTAAGCAGAGCGAGGAGATACCCAATAATAAACCACGTTGACCCAATAATAGATAAGTACCAGGTGTCTGGCAAAAAAGCGATCAATCCAATAAGAATTACCGCCCCTAGATTCCATGTACTCCAGATGCTCTGTCTCATTGACCGTTTGTGCGAAGTGTTCTTTCATCAAGTATAGATGTTCTGGACCACGCAAACCTAATGATTCTCTTAAATGTAAAACACTCAGGAATGCAAAGTAAGGTGCGCGAGCAATCTCCTCTAGAACCCAGAACCTTTGAAAGTGTCTACCCCTGTAGAGGTAGTCAATGATTGAGATTGTTATCTCAAGAATAGTTTTGTTGAATTGTTGCATTTACAGACTCCCAATCGTTATTGAAAATCTCCATGCCCTTATCAGTCAGCATGTGATCATACATCTGATCAAATACTTTAGGAGGCATCGTACAGATCTGAGCACCGTTGTACCAAGACCTAACGGCACGTTGGACACTACGAATGGATGCGGAGAGAACCTGAGTTCTGACACCGTGAATACGGTACAAGTCAGCAATAGCTCTCACAACTTCAAGACCTGCAACCTGTTGGTCATCTAGACGACCCACGAATGGTGAAACATATGTCGCACCTGCCTTCGCGGCCAGGACCGCCTGAGGGGCGGTGAAGATCAAAGTGACATTCACCCTAATGTTCTGGTCAGAGAGGGATTTACAGACCGCCAGGCCCTCTCTGGTGCAAGGTACTTTGACCGTGCATACATCACCAAACTTTTCATACAGACGTTTGCCTTCACAATACATCTGACCCTCATCACCAACGACTTCCATACTGATGTCTTTGATGCCGATGTCCTTGATTTCCTGGTAGACATCCTCTGGGTTTCTCCCACTCTTCATGATGAGAGTGGGATTTGTGGTGATGCCATCAATCAGACCTGTCCGATGATACTTATGAATAAGTTCGGTGTCTGCTGTATCAAGAAAGATTTTCATGTAGTTGTGTGTGTACTTCATTCGACGTGTACGGTCCCAATCATACCTGCGCCCTTGTGAGGTCCGCACCAATAAGTATAATCCCCTGCCTCTGGAAATGCAACATCAAACTCCTCACCAGGCATCATTGCAAGGGCTTCATGACCTAAGTCAGGACGATCCTCAACAATGACGTTGTGTGGTGGAAGCATGTTGTTGACAAAGTGAACTGATTCGCCTGCAGAGATTGTGACTTCTGCAGGATCAAAGACTAGGTTTCCGTTAGAACCCATTTGAACATCGACTGCCCATGCAGGCGCAGCGAAAACGATTGATGCAATGAGTGCGAAGAGAAACTTCATGTGAGTTTACGCAACTACAGTATCTATAAAAAAAGAGTCTTCCTGGATTTGGCCAGGAGACTCTTGTGTTGCGACGACGATATTCAGTTGTATTTAGT